CCTACCAATTGAACAATAAATCAAATAAGTTAACAATCAATTTTAACAATGTGTTAATTTTACCACGCCATTATTTAATGTTTTTATGGAGTTAATAAGAAAAAACAATAACAATAAAAAACATATATAAATCAATAACATTTAGCAATTACATAAAAATAATACATATTGACTTTATTATATAGATATTGTAAGATATAATCATAAAGCTTTCATTGAAAGCTATAATAAAAATTTGGGGGTCTTAAAATGAAAGAATTAAAAAACAGTGAATCGGCATTAAGTATGGTTATCGGAAAAATTCAGGAAGGGACTGATTATATTGACGTGGAAGCTGGATATCTTGAAATTGAATATATTCTGAATTTACTAAAACAGTTATTGAATGTCTGTAATTTAAGGCAGTTATACATTGTCGGCAAAATTCTGATTGAATTATCAAATAATCAAAATTTAAATAACAAGCTTTTTGATGAGCTTGAAAACTTTTTTGATAGTGAGGTCTAAAAATGAAAAAATTTAAAGCATTACAAACATTAGTTGAAAGGGGTTTAATAACAGAAGAGATTTACCAAGAAGCTTTGAAATATCTTGGGGGTAGTAAAAGTTTTTATTCTAAATATGGAACTGAGATTGAGATTGATGATGATGAGATTAAAGAAGTTTTAAAAGAAAATATTATAGCTTTAGAAGGTAACAAAATTTATGCGATACCATTAAAAATAATCAATGAAAAAGAAAAAAAAGAATTAAAGTTGTATTACAGGACTATAGAATAAATAAAGTCTTGTAATATAACTTACAGGAAGGTATAAGTTAAAAGCTTATACCTTCTTTTTTTTTTGACTTCTTTTATCCTATCTTTTTTTCTATCTTTTTTTCTATCCTGTATAACTTGCATATCTATTTTATCCTGGTAAAGCTTGACAGAGAAGTTTTATCTTATCAATAGTAGTTAAAAACTATCCTGATAGAAAAAACAAACTGGTTACCTGCTATGAAGTAGTTACTCTTAAAGACTTCTTAAAAGATAATTATTATAAACTAACTAACACTAACTAATACAAACTAACTAATACTAACTAACAAACATACATAAAAGAAACTAACTAATAACTAACTAAGAAAAAAGATAACAGGTTTAAGGGATACTCTAACCTTTTTACTATATCCTGCAATTATCAGAATAAGTAAGCTTTAAACTATCCTGTAACTGGTAACAATCGGATAGCTTTATTCTATCCTGCAAGCTGGTATTTATCAAAAATAGGAAGGTAGTTTACTATTAACCTGCTTAAAAAAGCCGCTTATAAGTCATTTGAATGAATGCTCATTTTATCCTGGTTTATTTCAAGCTGGGTTATTCTATTTTTTATTTGGGTTACTGGATATTTTCAGAAGTCTTGCAAGATATCAAAAAGCACTTTTTCGATTTGGTTACTTGGGTTACTTTACCAATCAGAAACAGAAGGTAGACTGCAATGGAAGCATAGCAGATGGACGCAGGGGTCAACTAACTGGGTTGGTAACATACATTCCCCCCTACAAAAAATTTTTATACTCTTACTTATTACACCAATACTATTTATCTACTATAAAAGTAACAACATGAATTACAACTCTATCTTACTACTACTTATATTAACTATCTTTGCCGATGTCTGTTAGCTTATAGCCGATGTGTGATAGTTGGTGGGTAATGCCTAATATCTAACATTTAACATTCTCACAACTAACATCTAACATTCTTATTTGTAATGTTTACTAAAGATGTTTGATTGTGTTATTAAAGTTAAAAATACTAAAGGAGGATAGAGTTGGTATATATTATCAAGGATTTGAATAAGAAGAAGATACAGGAAAGGGCTGTTGAGGAAATGATTGAGAGAGCTACTTCTGGATATAGAGAGAAGCCAAAGTATGATGAAGTGATGGAGAAGGCTATTGCTAATCAGGAGAAGATGAAGGAAAGGTTAAAGGATATGGGGATAGATGGTGTTATGAAGATGGAGTTAAGAAGGAAAGAGGATTTAAGTAAGGTTGCATCTCCAATAAGTGAACAAGGTAGTGTTGCATTAGATAAGTCTAAATTGAGAGATAGTTTTGTGGATGTGCAGGTAAATCCTGATAACTTTAATGATGTTAGAGTTGGTGGGATTAAGAAGAGATGAGCAAAAATAAAAAGGTTTTAGTGAAAGAAGATTTAAGTAACTGTCCTTATAGTGATGAAGAGATATTGGAGTTTAGAGATGGTTGCTTAACTAATATGGAACACAGGCATACAAGATATAAAGAGTTAAGAAGTATATTATTTGATAATGAGAAGAAGAATGATATTAGTAAGACTATTGATGATATAGTGAGTTTAATTTATCTTCCTGATAACATTATTTTTGATATAGTGGTTGACCCTGAAGATGAGGATAAACTAACAGAGGATGTTCAGAGGAAGCTTGATAGGTTAAACAAGGTTTTAAGTGAAAGGTTTATCTATGATAGAAAGAATAAGTATGGGCTATCTATTGAGTTTTATGATTGGTTTTTCTGGTCTTGTGTGTATGGAACTTATATTGTTAAGTCAATACTTGATAGGGATAATGTAATATTTAAGGCTGTTAGTCCTTTTGATTTTGCTGTATATTATGAAGATAATAGAAGACTTGATAAAGACCAGATATTCTGTCATATAGCAAGGATACCTCACCATGTAGCTAAAAGAAAATACCCTGATGCAGAGTTTTTACCTACTGTTTCTCCACCAGCAAGAAGTGATACTTTTTTAGATTTAGTTATATCTCAAAATCAAAGCACACAGCAGTTTACTGTGTTACCTATTTATAAAGTGGAAGAAGAGCTGTTAACTCCTAAAAAGGTTGGTGAGTATGTAGAAGTATATGAGATGTGGTTCTGGGATTATTACACTAAAGACTGGTTTATGGCTCAAATAGTTGGAGATAAGATATATAAGTCAGTTAATCCTTTTATACCAAAAGAGCATCCTTTTACTGTTTTTACTCCAACACCAGTGGAAGGTTTTTTCTGGGGATTATCTGAACTTCATTATTTGACATATTTATATCTAAAGATTAAAGAAGAGACTAAAAGAATTGATGATGTAGAAAATTTGTTATCTGAACCACCTCTTATTGTATATGGCATATCTGGTAACATTGAAGCTAATGAGATGCAGGCAAAGCTAAAAAGACCAGGAAGTGTTGTAGAGATATATGACCCAACAGCTAAATTTGATTTCTATTTACCAAAATTAGACCCTGCTATTATATTTAAAGCTATTGAATACTATGACAATGCTTTTAAAGAGCAGAGTGGTATATTTGGTATTCTTGGTGGACATCCAATGCCAAATGTAAGAAGTGCCTCTTATGCAAATATACTTGCTCAATTTGCCTCAAGTGTTTTAAAGAAAAAGGCATTAAGGGCGGAAGCTTTTATAGAAGAAGTAATGACTATGTTTGCTAACTGTCTTGTAAATTCTGATACATACTTTAAAGAGTTACTCGATATATCTTTTAGAGTAGATGTATTTGCTCATACTTCATCTCCAATAACAGCACTTGCATATCAGGAAATGATAATGCACCTTGCAGATAATCAGATTATACCTCCTGATGTTGTTATTGATATGTTACCAATACCAAAGAAAGAGAAAATTAAGAAGTTTATGCAGATGAAAGCTCTTGCGGAGGTGCAACAAGGTGCGACCCAGAAAGAGCAGGAAACGAAATAGAGGCTCTATGAAAAGAAGCCACAGATTAATAAAGAAACAAAAAAGGAGTAAAGGGACACTCCGATAAGCATAATTTTTTAAATAATTAAAAAAAGGAGTTTTAAATGGCAAGAAGAAAAGGCAGAGGAAAAGGTAGAGGCAAAGGTAAGTGTAAGTAACTAACAGACTTATCGTAGTGTCCCTTAAATAAAAAAAGGAGGTAGAATATGCCAGATGTTTTAAGTCAGTTAGGTATAGACACAAACTTAACATCACCAGCAGGAGGTGAAGCAGGAATTTCACAAGAAGGTTATGCTAATAATGCTATACCAGTAACAGAAGCAGAAAATCCAGCAATGCTTGGTTCTTCTAAAGATATAGCAGAAACAATATTAGCAGGTGCTATCATAGCTCTTGAGCAGGTAGTATCTATCTATGGATACACAACAGAAGAAGGTAAGAAAATTGCAAGAGCAATTGATAGCCTTTCAAGTGTAGTTCCTGAAGGTAAGATTAAAGAAGTGCAAGGGCAGTTAGGTAATTTAATTAACACAGGTGGAATGATACCTGAAATGCCAATGGGGGCACCAGCTATGCCAGCAGAAGGTGGAGCTCCTATGCCACCACCAGCTGGTTAATTGGAGGATAAATGAAT